CAGAATAGCGTTGCACAAGGGGTATTATATTTACTTCGCGTCCGTTTAGCGTCGCAAAGTCAACGCTTGCAAAGGCTTGCGACGAAAACGTTGGGTTGGAAGCGTGGTTTAGTGGCGTCTAAAAGTGGGTAAAACCAGCAAGGATGTGGCGAGACGGTACCAAAACCAAAACCCCGGAGGTACGACGGGGGCAGGGGGACCCCCACGGGGGGGTGGGGTTGTTTGTGACCCCCCCTTTCCCCCACACACTCACTTTTTGCAATTCCAAGGTCTGGTCTATTTCCACCGATGCCGTTTCCCGGGCCGCTTTGCCATCTCTGTCGCGTTTTGATTGTCGCCTAGGGTGGTGATAGCGGACTAGGTGGTTACGAAGGCTCCTTGGCGGTGTTCTGTCGGTTCGCTGGGTGCTGCGGGGATAAATACCATAACCGGTAATATCCTTACCGGGGGTAAAGGAGGGGACTGGGTGGGGAGGGGGAGAAAGGATGGGTAGGGATAGTAGGGGGTATTAGGGGGAAGAAAGGGAAGGGAAGGAAATGGGGGTAGGGGAGGGAGGGGGAGGTTAGGGGGTGTTTGGGTTGCTTGGGTGGGTGATGTTGTGGCATGGTTTGGTTGGCATGGATGGCGTTGGGACAGGTTCTGGAGGCAAGGGTGGCGGCGGCTTGGGTGTTCCCGGGTTTCGAACCGAGGATGACATCAAGCGGGCGCAGCGGTTGGAGTTCTTCCCGGGGATGCTGCTTGGGTTGAAGACGGAGGCTTGGCAGCGGGAGGTCTTGAAGGCGATTGAGCCGAAGGGGTCGAGGGTTGCGTTGAAGGCGTGCAACGGGAGCGGGAAGACATCAGTGGTGGTGGCGACGGCGGTGATGTGGCATTTGGTGAAGTTCCCTGGGTCGTTGGTGGTGTGTACGGCGGGCGTGTTTCGGCAGGTGTCGCAGGCGTTATGGCCCTCGTTGCGGACGCATTGCGCGAACCTAGGCGGGGAGTCGAGTGGGTTCCGGGTGCTGGGGGACGTGATTCACTATGTGAAGCCCGGGCAGGGGCATGTCTCGCGTGTGGTTGGGTTCTCGGCGAAGGACCCGCACAAGGCGGAGGGGTGGCATTGCCAGGGGCCGTCGAACAACCTGCTGTACGTCGTGGACGAGGCGAAGGCGGTCCAGGACGGGATCTTCGAGGCGATGGACCGTTGCCAGCCTTCGAGGACATTGCTGGTGAGTAGTCCGGGTGGTGCGGCGGGGTACTTCTACGAGACGTTTCGGCGGAATGACGGGCGATGGCGAACGTTCACGGTCCCGGCGTTTCAATGCCCGTGGTTGGTGGAGAGCGGCTGGATTGAGTCGCAGATCGAGCGGTATGGCGAAAACCATCCTGCCGTGCGGTCGTCGGTGTTTGCGGAGTTCGTGGAGGACGACGGGAGCGCGACGGTGCTGAAGGCGGCGGACTGGCAGAAGTGCCGGAGCAACCCGCGCAAGGGGGACGTGTCCAAGGAGCCGGTGGTTGCGGGGTGTGACTTTGCGGCGGGCGGGGACGAGAACGTGCTGGTTCTGAGGCAGGGTTTCCGGGTGCTGGCCATGATTCGATGGAAGGCTGCGGACACGACGGAGACGGTGGGGCGGTTCTTGGCTGAGTTTCGGCGGTGGAAGGTGGAGCCGAAGAACGTGTACGCGGACGTTGGCGGGCTGGGCGTGGTCATGTGCGACATGATGCGCGAGCAGGGCTTCGACGTGAACCGGGTGAACTTCGGCATCGTTGCGATCCGGGATGACCGCTTCAAGACGAAGGCTGCGGAGATGTGGCTTGGGTTTGGGAGAAAGGTGGAGAACGGGGAGGTGGACCTTGGGCCGGTTGGCGATGACGAGGCGACCTTGTATCAGTTCCTGAACCGGAAGATGATCTTCACCCGGGACGGGAAGATTTCGCTGCAAACCAAGGACGACTTGCGTTCGCACGGCATTTCATCACCCGACCGAGCGGATGCGTTGGTTTTGGCGTTTGAGGGTGGAGGAGGCGGGGCTGTCGAGAAGTACGTCCGGGAAATGGAATCGGAGCATCGCGTGAGCCTGATGGATCGAATGGAGGAGGAGATGGGTCCGCTTTATGGCACAAAGGAGGGGATGAGGCTTGCGGGTTGCCATGTTGGCGGATAACAATTGCCAAGGATGAATGGGGAGGATCGGAAGAGATTGCTGGATGAGATTGACGACGCGGTGAAGCAGCGTTCGCCGTGGGAGGAGCGGCAAACCAAGTGGTACCAGCTTCGGCATAATGGCCTTCGGAGGCAGAACAAGCCATGGCCCAACGCCTCGGACCTTCACTTTCCGCTGATTGACACGCAGATTGAGAAGTTGAAGCCGCTCTTCATGCAGCAGGCGTTTGGAATGGACGTTGTTGCGAGCTTCACGCCGATGCGGAGCCAGCTTTCGGCGTTCACGACGACGGCGGAGGCTTGGTTCAACTACAAGATCCGAGAGAAGACGAACCTTGCGGACGAGCTTTTGTCGTGGGTGGACTGGACGCTCATGTCCGGGAGGGGGGTCATCAAGTGCTTCTGGAACAACTTTGACAAGCGCGTGGAGTTCGACGCGATTGACCCGAACTACTTCCTTGTTCCGACATGGGCGGTGGACGTGCAATCGAGCGATTGGCTGGTCCATGTGATGCCCATGAGCGTCGCGGCGTATCGCAGGACTGCCAAGGCGCGTGGGTGGCGTGACGACGACAAGGCCATCGAGGCGATTCGGGGTGGCCCCAACGAGGGGAATATCCCGAACAGCAATTCCGAGTCCGACGAGAAGCAGCTTCGCGAGGGAATTACATACACCACTTTGCGGGACCAAGTGATCGTCTGGGAGGTGTACCGAAAGACGGATGATGGCAAGTGGGAGGTGTACACGTTCAGCCCTGCCGCGAACTCGATGGACCTAAAGGACCCGATGGAGCTTCCGTACGACCACGGGCAGGCTCCGTTTGTGGATTTCCCGTATGAAATCAAGGACAAGGGATGGTACTCGCCGCGTGGAGTGGCGGAGATTTTGGCTGCCTACGAGCTGTCCTTGACCGCATTATGGAACAACCAGCACGACGCCATGGCGCTGTTCAACAAGCCGCTTTTCCGCGCAGAGCGCGAGATACCGAACAGCATCAATCTCCGCTTCAAGCCGGGTCAAATCCTTCCGTATGGGGTTGCTCCGGCCCCGATGCCGCAGCCTCCCATCTCAATTTCCAACGAGATGCAGGTAACTCGCGCTGTTGCGGAGCAGCGCATCGGTTCTCCTGACTTCGGAATCACGTCGTTGGCTGGCGGAAGCGACCGAAGGACAGCCACGGAGGTCCAAAGCATCAATGCCCAGACGATGCAAAGCGGGGACTTGCGGGCAAGGTTGTTCCGCATGGCGCTTTCCAAGCTCTACAAGCAGGCATGGGGACTTCTCTTGCAGTACGACAAGCGTTCGTTGCAGTACCGCTTCGCTGAGGACTCGATGGAGGCTGACCCGGTGGCCTTGCATGACCAGTACGAGCTGGAGCCCAAGGGTGGTATGGACATGGTTTCACGGCAGCAGCTCATGTCGCAGGCGATTGCCCGCAAGCAACTGTTCTCCCAGTCTCCATGGATCGACCAGCGGGAGCTGGACAAGAGCATCCTTGCCGTGGATGACCCGAGCCTCATCAAGCGATTGTTCACCGAGCCCACGGAGAAGCAGCAAAACGAGCTTGAGGACGAGTCGCGAATCATTCCGACGCTCATGGTTGGCATTCCCGTTGCCGCAAAGCGCGGGCAGGACTACGCGGGGCGCATCGGGGTGCTCATCCAGTACCTCAACGGCATCACGCAGCAGGGAATCCAGCTTCCGCCGATGGCCGCGCAGGCGTTCATGCAGCGTTTGGACTCGTTGCTTGCGGCCTACGAGCAGGTTTCCACCAACGACGCCCGCAAGTTGAGGAAGGAAGTCGAGGGTTTCCTTGTCAACACGGGCATGATTCCATCGAAGAAGCAGCAGGCGGCTCAAATGCCGCAGGCCGCGCAGCAACCGCAACCACAAGTCCAAGGATAAGGCCATGCCGCTCATCAAGGGTAAGTCGAAGAAGGCGTTCCAGAAGAACATCGCCACGGAAATCAAGCGCGGGAAGCCGCCGAAGCAGGCTGCTGCCATTGCCTACTCGGTGAAGCGGGCCGTGGAGCAGGAGGCGCGTCGCCGTGGTTAGGTTTCTGGACCGCATTCGTGCGGCATGGCGCTTTTCCCGCGTGATGCGATGGGAGGAGTGCGCTCAATGGGAGCAGGATGACGCCTTGGCGTTTCATTCCTTCCTGAAAACCCGGAGCGGGGCGAAGTTGAAGCTGGTTTTGCGTGATGTTTGCATCGCGCAGAACGCAGCCGCGCTCTCCAAGCGGGAAAACTTGCAATTTGAGGCCGGATTTGCGATGGGTCAGGCGGCGTTGGTGACGTTGCTTGAGACATTGGCGACGGCCGACGACATTTCGGACACGCGCAGCGAGCTGGGGAGTGGCGCTGGTTCGATTCAATAAACCCTGGCATCTTGCGGCATGTCTGGTGGGTGCGCCAGGCATGACGAGCAAAGGCACAAGATGGAACTGACCGAGGAAGCGATGCTGAAGGCGGCGCGGGAGTTTGATTCCGGCGTCAAAGTTGACGGTGGCGGCGACGATGGCCAAGCGATTGAGCCTTCCAAGCCAACCACGGATGTATCCGGGGATTCCGGAGACACCACGGCAAACGATTCCAGCGAGGCTGGAGGCAAAGACGAATCGCAAGGGTCCAACGACAATGACGGGAAGGAGGCTGGGCAGCAAAAGGAGCCCGAGGCCAAGGAAGGAGACAAGCCCAAGGACAAGTCCAAGTTCGCGAAGGAGATGGAGCGCAGGGAGAAGACCTGGCGTGAAATCAATGCCGAGAAGGAGCGCCTTAAGGCCGAGAAGGAGGCAATCCAGCGCGAGCGCGAGGAATGGTCCAAGCAGCGTGAGGCCACGTCGCCGTCCTCGGAGGATGACTTCCGCGATTCGCGGGGTCATACCGCCAAGGAATACGACCAGGCTGCGGAAGAGTACGAGAAGGCTGGAGAGGACGCGCACGCAAAGGTTGCCCGTCGCATGGCGGAGGAGGCCCGTGGGCTTGCCCGCAAGGCGAAGGCGGACGGAGAGCGTGCGAAGTTTGAGAAGGCTTGGTCGGACAACTTCCACAAGCTGACCGAGAAGCACGATTGGCTCAAGGACGCCAAGTCCGAGAAGTACAACCGTGCGGTGGACTTGTTGAACCGTTACAAGGTCCTTCAACAGACGCCCGACGGCATCAACCATGCCGTAGAGCTTGTCGAGTTGCAGGACAGGGCCGCGAGTTCCGACAAGCTGTCTGCCGAGATCAAGTCGTTGAAGTCCGAGTTGGAAACGCTCCGAAAGAAAACGTCCATCGGCGGCGGGAAGCCGACCGCGCAAAAAGGGCCTGAAACGCCCTTTGAAAAGCTCTCCTTGAAGGAGCAGGAGGCCCAGCTCAAAAAGCTGGCGCATGAGTTTGACGCCAACGCCGCGTAAGATGGACGGACAGGAAAGGAAACAAGATGCCCATTACCGCTAGTACAACATCGGGAATCACCAACCAGTTCCAGCAGTACTTCTCCCGGAAGCTGTTGGACAAGGTGGTTCAGGAAACCATCCTCGACCAGTTTGCCGTCAAGCAGACCATCCCTAAGAACGTTGGCGGCAAGGAGCTTGCCACGTTCCGCTTCGGCCCGCCAAGCATTGCCAGCGTGAGCACCCTCGCTGAGGGCACCGTTCCGGGTATCACGCAGGCCAACTATCGCGCCTTGACGCTGTTGAAGCTGTCCAAGGCGCTGGCGCAGTACGGCCAAGTGATCGGACTCACGGACATTCTCCGCGCCACGGAACTGTTTAACTCGCTCTCGCAGGCGACGCAGACCTCCGGGCAGGACATTGCCCTTTGGGTGGACTCCGTGATTCGTAACACCCTGATAGGCTCCAACCTGACTGCTTCCGGAGCGTCGATTGGTTCCGCCGCAGAAGGCGGCGGCACGTTCGACAACTCGGACGCTTGCAATACGGCCGCTGGTTCAAACGGCATCAACGTGTACGGAAACCCTGCCACGTTGACCACTCAGACCTTTGCGGGCCTCAATACGGACACCACGGCCGCGAATACCACGATGACCTCATCCGCCATCTTGGATTCCATGACGCGCCTCAAGCGCAATCGAGCGCCTATGATCAACGGCGGTTACGTTCTTGCGACTGATCCGCGTGTCGCGCGTGACTTGATGCGTGATTCCGACTGGTTGAACGCATCTAACTACGGCAACGCTGGAAAGCCTTACTACAAGGGTGAGGTTGGTTCCATCTACGGCGTTCGTGTCGTGTCTCAAACCAACTCCTTCATCTCGACCGGATCGGCGACAAACAACGACCAGTTCGTCTATCAGGCGACTGCGGCTGGCGGCGGTCTTGGCACCGGCAAGGACATCATCGCCTCGTTCATGTTCGGAGACCAGGCCTACTCCATTCCGGCGTTGGAGGGTGATAGCCCGCTGGCACCTCGCGTCATCATCACGGACACGCCCGACAAGGCGGACCCGATGAACCAGCTCACCACGGTTGCGGTGAAGATCTACTTCGCCGCCCTCCGCTTGGCTGCCGGTAACACGGCATCCAGCGGCAACCCTGTCTGGTACTTGGTTCACCGCACCAAGACCTCGACCACCATCTAATTGAGATGAAGGCCACGATGCCCGTATTGGTCATCGCGGTAGGAACACGGGGGAATCGCTCTGGAAAGGGCGGTTCCCCCGTTTCTTCTTGCGAATACGACGACCGCGAACACAATGCGTCCATGCTTGCGATTCCGCTGAAGGCGTTGGAGGTGGACACAGAGGACGGGAAGGGTGCAATGCCCGAGGTTGGCGATTCCATTGAACTCACAGGAGTCAAGGGAACCGTCCGCAAGGTTGACGGCGAGGAGGCCTACGTCGAAGTCACCGAGGTCAACGGCATGCCTGTGGAGTACGAGCATGGAAAGCCTGGTGAATCCGACGGCGAAGAAAGCCCAATGTCCGACGAGGCCATGATGAAGATGGCTGCCAAGCACGACGCGGAAAACGGGATGGAGGACTAATGCCCATCTACGCCTTCACCAACGGAAAGGACACCATCGAGAAAATCGTTCCGATGGGCACGAAGTCCTTCCAAGAGCAAGGCTGCCGGTGGCGGAGGGTGCCCATTTCGCACTTCTCCGCCACCGGATTTGTCCGCCAAGCAGAACTCAAGGACGAGGTGAAGCGTGGCATGTATGCCATGGAAAACCGGCACGGAAGCCGGTGGCCTATTTCGTTCAGTAAAACGCAGGTTAGGAACATTTGGGGGATTTGAGGTATGTCGAAGTTCAACGTCACAAGCACGTCGCAAGTCGTTTTGCCGTACGGAGAGCGGCAAGGATGGACGATCCAAAACATTTCTGACGTGACCATCAACATCACGTTTGACGGAAGTCTTACGGTAACGACATCAACTGGAACAAACCCGGGCGTAACATTGGTTCCTCAAGAAAAAATGTCCGTGACCGCTGGAGCACGAGACATGACATCACCGTGGAATCAGGTGTGCGCTATCCACGGGTCAGCGGGAAACAAGGAAATCTCGATTCAAACGTGGTGACGTATGCCTGTTGATTTTTCTAGTGGCGGAGCGTTCCCGGTCATAAACACCTACGCGACTCCCGGCTCGTTCACTTGGACGAACCCGAGTCCGAGCGTGGCGCGGCGAGTCGAAATCATCCTCGTTGGCGGTGGTGGCGGTGGTGGCGGCGGTGCCTCAAACACGGGGGCCACGAGCGCTGGAGGCGGAGCTGGTGGCGCCTTGGCGGCAATCTGCCATTTCGTTACCTTCACAAACCTCCTTCCCGCGACCGTGACAGTCACCGTTGGAGCCGGGGGCGCTGGGGGAGCTGGCGGGCTCGGGACAGGAGCCAATAACGGAGACAGCGGAGGTGCCGGTGGC